ATGTTATAGATTTTGGGGTGGGACATTTCCTGTAAATAATCCTTGGGACTGAGCTTTCGCAGTTTGCCTGATGGTTTCACGATCTCTCTCCATTATTGCATTTATTTCTGCGATATTAACTTGTGCTCCATACTTAGCCATTAGCTCTGCTGCTTTTAGTCTAATCTGTGCTTCTTCAATATCACGCTGTCTATCATCATCCATAATAATCTTCATGCGATCTGTTTCCGCATCAATGATTGCTTTTTGGGCTTGAACTTGAGCTTTCTGTGCCTCAGCCTGCGCGAGAAGTGCGGCAGGATCAGGTTTTTGTTCTTGTGGCTGAGGTGGCATAGGTGGAACTTCAGTATTGATAAATGATTCAGGATCTTTAAATCCTGCCATTTCTATCATACGACTTAGCGTGTTTGAATATTGCTGTAATGATACAAGCGGATTGCTTGGGCCAAGCAGTTGCATAATTTGCTCTTGCTTGCCAGCGAGCTGGGTGAGGATGCCAAACTTCTCTTCATCAGAAGATTTAGAGATTGCTACATTTACAATAATGTCTTTGTTTGTGTCCCAGTATCTAGGATCTACTGGAATAAATTTTCCGTTCAATCTAAATACATCTTGGGCATTTTGGTTTTTGATAATTAAGTTATTAACCAATGTAAATAATTCTTTCATGCCTCCTTCGGCGAAGTGTCTACAGATAAGTTCTATACGACCCTGCGCCCCAGACATGGTTGCTGCCACCGCAGCTTTGGTGCTTGATTGTAAAGCATCTGCATTTAAACCAGCAGAAGCCTTAGATACACCTGTTCTATTTTCTTTGGATTCATCCAAATATCCAAGAACAGGGAACGCTTCCTTGCCAACAAACGGGACTGAGAAAGGTTGTACCATTCCTGGGGCGCGAACACGAATAGGCTGTCCGATGTCTGTATTTAAGACATCATCGATGTTGACCTGCCCTTCGACTACAGCCATTCGCGGGAAAATAGAATGTCCGAGAGAATCTAAAGTATCTCTCATAATTTGTGATTTTGCAGCTTGAATTGGTTTTAAATAATCTGCCGGGCATGAGCCAATAGCTGTGTGTGGCTCAGGATCAGGACAGAACATAACAATAGGTAAATCATCCCATTGCTCAACATTTAGCACATGCAGTCCGTCACCAATAGTGCAAACTCTGATGCGCTCATCTATACCATCATCATCAAAATCGTAATACAGGTAATGCTCAATGTATAAAACATCTTTTCCGCCTGTATCTGATCTATCAGGATAAATCATATTATCAAAAGGATTTCTTGCCTCAATTTCATCAAAGGCTTCGGCATCAAGCGCACTACCTGAGTGGTTGGCATATTCTTCGATTTCTTCTTGCTCGTATCCCATAGCAACTAAATCGCTAACAGACTTAATCATTCTGTGCGCGACATAAGATGCAGTTTGTAAATCTCTAGCGTGTCTTGAAATTAATACTTCCTCTGGTGGGATAGCCTCAATGCATACTTGGTCTTTTGGTTTGATTCTTCTAATAACCAAGTCATAGCTGGCTGGAAATTCTTGTGTTATTTCCTCACCAGTTATTTCATCAATGACAGTCACTTGTTCGTTGGTGACACTTTCTTTTACGATCTCTACATTAGGATCTAAGATAAGTGCTTGATAAGATTGTGGATCTAATCCTGTATATTCATGGGTGGATGCTGTAATAGAGTCATCCCAAAACGCTTTAACAAAACCAGTCTTCCTAACTAGAGCATCTTTGAACGCTGAGTATAAAACTTGAAAGCCAGGATTTTTTTGTTGGACTATGTAATTAACATAATCGGTTTGTTGTTCGGCTAGGGCAATATCCTCAGGCCCTTTAGGTACAAACTCCACTACCTTTTTAGTACCAAAGAATGTGCGCATAATGCTTGGCAACATAAATAAAACTGTATCTCTAACATCGGTAGAAATAAATTCAGATTGTAGAGTAGAAGTAGATTCTGGCTCGTTGCCAAGATAATACTCGGTAGACTCTGCGCGTTCTTGACCAACTTGATGAATGAAGTCTTTAGCATCATCCATCTCAGCTTTAATAGTTCCGACTAGATCTTGAAGATCTTGTTCTTCATTTACCTCTTCAATAGATTCTTCGACTTCTTCTTCGTATTTTTTCTTTGCCATAAAAATTAACCCACTCTAAATATTCTGGATTTTAAAGGTTTTTTGAAATTATAACCCAAATAACTTTGACTGCCACCAAAACTTGCCGCACTACTTGCCATAGTCAACGCCAAAGCATCTGCCTTATCAGGTGATTTTACACCCCTCTTCCTCATCTCATCCTTGCTTTCTATTTTTATTTTTCCCGTTGATGTATATTTGTATAAAGGCGCAGCTAATTCCGAAGCAAGCTCGTCATTTATAGGAAGTCGGCAATCTCGCTGCGCCAACCAATCCTTGATGGCAAACCAAAGTTCAGCCCTCAAATTCAAATAGTTCTTTTTCGTACTAGGCGATTCCGCCACATTCACCCCGCGCACAGGGAGATTTTGCTCTGCGAGGCGATCTACTACGCCTGAGCCCAAACCAATGACATCGATCAATATTTCGCTTGGGCGCTCTAGCGCACCCGCATCATCGTATTTATTTTTTACCGCACCGCAAAGTTGCATTAAGTCCATTGAGGGAAATGTAATGACCTCAAGGACTGTATTTCCCTGGCGCACACACAGCGCACTGTTATCGCCGCCGAAGCGAGCAACATCTAGCCCCCACAGAATGGGCGCGGAGGCGGTGAGGGAAACATCGCGCCCCATGGCGGCGCGGATGAGTTCCATTGGTATGACAGTATCGTCATCTGCAGACGGGAACTCACCCATAACTTCTACTTTTGCGACTGTAGAATCCTCGCCATATTGTTCGATCATTTGCTTAAATAAATCTTTATCCGTACCCTCGACTGTGCGCGAGTCTATTTGCTCGGTTTTCCAGAATGCGCGTTTGGAGTGAAACGAATCGTAAAACGGCCCACTGTTTCGGCGTGGGTTGGAGAATGTAAACCAGTATCTATCTTTGGTTGGCTCGGAGAAGAAACCCTCGGAGACGGAGTAGATGGGGGCGGGAATACCTGATGCCTCATCCATAATTAAACAAACACCATAAGAGGAGTGAATACCAGCAAATGCATCTGGATTTTCTTCGCTCCATAATTGGGCTTGTGCATAATAATACCCAGTATCAACCTTTAGATCACGAATTAACGCTTCTTCAAACCATTGTGCTGGCTTTATCGTTGTTGCTGTTTTGGTAAACCAATGGGAGTTAATTGAAAGCGTAAGCCATTTACCTAATTCAGCCCATGTTCTTGATCTGAGCTGTTGCTCGGTGTTGGCGGTAACAATTATGGTTGAGCCAAGCCTGGTGGATAACATCCAAACAATTATCCAAGCCACTAAAGCAGATTTACCAATACCACGACCACTGGCTACAGCCATTCTAAACATTTCAGGCATATCCCTAACTCCGTTTCTTTGGATATGTATTGAAATTTCCCGCAAAATTTTTTCTTGCCACCCTCTTGGCCCTGAGAAATGTTCGAGGGGGGTATCTTCTTGTCCCCATGGGAAAGCAAATTTAACAAAATTATATGGATCGTCTTTGATATTCATTGACCACATTTCTGTCATCAATTCTTGTTCTTGTTGAGGGCTATATTTCATAAACTAAAAAAAATTTTCTACAAACCTATTTATTTTTAAAGCCCCCGCCGAAAAATGAGCGGGGGGGGTCAAAATCAAGAAAGCAAGATTTTGCTGGGATACCCGCTCTAGCATAGCCATACAGTAAGGGAGATGAGAGAATTGCGCTATACCATCCCATATTTAGTCTTTTGAAAGCGTGTCCTTTGTTAGGACTTGCTCTTTACCTATCTGATTGTACTCAACTTTGCCTTCAATTACTCTTGTTTTGGCAACATTGATGATTTCTTTGAGGTTTAGGTTGTGATTTACCTCGTTTCTATCGCTCCAATTGCTAGGATCCTGGTTTTTGAGATAGAAAATCTGCGCTGTGACATTCCCCGATTCGGTTGCCGACTTGAAAAGGCTGTTCGTGACCTGCGCCAAGCCTTTTGCACGCCCCCTTTTAATAGTATCTTCAAAATCACCTGAACGCTTACGATTGCGATCTATTGTGTTCCATGAAACGCCCAAAGCACGGGCAATTTGAGTCGGCCCAAGACCTCGTGCTGCTAATTGCTCAACCTTATCTAAATCTAAAACAATAGGTTTTCTTCCTGCTTTTTTGGGTTTATTTTCACTCATATTGACCATTAATCGTTACTTAATTCATTATAAGTCTTACCAAGTTCCTCGTGAATAGCATCCTTTCCAGTAAAGTCTTGCCAGCGTTTTATAATTACATCTGCATATTTAGGATCTAATTCCATTCCATAACAAACACGACCAGTCTTTTCTGATGCAATCAAGGTTGATCCAGAGCCGAGGAATAAATCTAAAACCACATCATTCGGACTTGATGAATTATTAATTGCTCTTTCAACCAACTCAATCGGCTTGGTTGTTGGATGCAAATCAGATACTTTCGGTCTGTCAATATCCCAAACATCAGACTGCTTTCTATCTTCCAAAACCTTTAATCTTGATGCATCCGAGTTCCACCCATACCAGATTGGCTCGTATTGAGTGTGGTAATCCTTTCTAGAAATAACCAATGTGTCCTTTTTCCATATTATTGTTGAAGACCAATGGAAGTTGTTTTCTCTAAGATATTTATCAATAACAGGCCATTCCTGTGCAGACATAACCAAGTAAACAATTGCACCTGGCTTTGATGCAATCAAGAACGATTTACAAAATCCATCCACAAAGACATTCCAGTCCTCTGCATTCATTGAATCGTTTAATATTTTTCTATCTTTATATTTTCCATTGGCAAGATTATCTCCATAGTTAACATTCCATGGTGGATCGCTGAAAATCATATCTGCTTTGTTAATCATCAATTTATCAATGTTATCAACCAATGTGCTGTCACCACATAAAAGCCTATGATTGCCAAGCAACCAAATATCACCAACTTTTGATATTGGTTCAGCAGGTGTTTCTGGAATAGTATCAGCGTCAACCAATCCCTCAGTAGGATCAGCTAATATTTGATTTAACTCTTTTCCGTCAAAACCAATTAAAGATAGATCAAAATCCATATCAATAAGGTCATTAAACTCAACCTTTAACATATCAAAGTCCCAACCAGCATTTAGGGCTAATTTATTATCAGCAATAACATAGGCTTTCTTTTGTGCTTCAGTTAAGTATTCCAGGACTATGGCAGGAACTTCATCTAATTTTAATCTTTGAGCAGCTTGAACACGACCATGCCCAGCAATAATTAAGCCGTCTTCATCTATAAGTATTGGGTTTGTAAAACCAAATTCTTTAATGGATGCAGATATCTGGGCAACCTGTTCATCACTGTGAGTTCTGCTATTCCTAGCATAAGGAATTAAATCTTTGGTTTTTTTGTAAATTATCTCTCGTTTCTCCATTTGCAAATTTTAAGTAATAAATATGTAGAGGACAATCATTTATAAACAAATGTTTGCAAAGAGTGTGCATTAGTGCTAATGTGTGCATATATTAATTTACATATCGGAGGGAATTATGAAAGATTATGTAAACCACAAACCGCAACCAGATATACACTGGACAGATACAGCTCGATTAATAACCGAGTTATTAATTACCATCATTGGTATTCCGCTTTTATTATTTGTTTTAATTGGAGGCTGATATGACTCAACACAAAGACAAAATAGAAAACAGGAAAGAAGAACTTAAATTTGAACGCATGGATAAAATGTGGACTCAAATCTATTATCAATGGGATGGCAATAATCCTGATTACAGAGATTATCACCAAACCAAATATGCTAGTGGCAGAGTTGTCACTAAGGACATTCATAAACGAGGTAAGCCAACAATTACTTGGGAAAGAGTCAGGGAAAGATTATTTAAACTATGGGACAAATCTTAAAAGGACTAATTATTTTATTTAGCACAGGCTTACTAGCTATATTAACCATGCTACTAGGAAATGCATACATTGATTACAAGGAGGGAAAGGATGATTAATAATGCAAGATTTTATTTTAACTATGAGGGAGATCAAATTGAGTGGACTTACAAAGGCTCTATGGATGACGATAAGAGTCCTCTTTATCGTGCAT